CTTCGTTAGCCATCAAACTCTCTGTACCAGAAGCGTGTACCTCTAAGTCACCACGGATAGACTCATCAAAGTCAAACTGCATGTTGAATGCAAAGAAAGACTTACCCAAGGGGCGAATCAGATAGTCATCTACGTTCTTAACTACCGTCCGAATAGAGCCGTTAGCAGCAGACATAAGCATAGAAATACCAGAAGCTGTACGCCCAACGCCAGATACTCCGGTTTGTCCGTGAGCGAAGCTAGGGAATCCAGTACTCTCATCTGCTAATACTCGTGCCTTATCAAACAGTTGGATGTTCTCTTGTGCAACGTTGGGGAACTTGGTGCCGAAGATGGCTTGACCCGGAGCACCCCCTTGACGCCGGAACACCTTGCCTGGATACACAGATAAGTCCTGACCTGGTACAAGGTTAGTCTCATCTACTTCAATGATAAGATTACCAGACAGTGCAGCGTTGTCAATAGCCATACGCATAAAGCCATTCATCAACGTCTGTGTGTCATCCATGTTCTCAGCAATACCTACGCCAAAGAAGCTGTAAGGATTATGCTCATAAGGAACAGCGTAGTAAGGAATACGTGTAGGTTTGAATGGGTTAAGTACAAAGCGCAGTACCTCACCGTTACATACCCATACGTTACAGTTTACCTCATCTAAGTCTTTGAGAGAGCTAGGGATATCTACGCCATGCTCTTCTAGTACGTCTACGTCTACGAAGCCCCAGAACTCCAGTACTTCCCAACGCTCAGAGGACGGCTGTGTATCGTCATCCTCCATAGTCATTTCCCAGTACTTCTGAATGTAGTCTGGACCTTTATCAATAGCCATATTAATAGAGTCAGACATGAAGTAAGGCCGACCTTTAAGCGCACGTAATTGTGTACGTGACATCTTATGGCGCTCTACAACGTACTCAGCGTCATTCATAGACTTGGCTTCTGGATCAGGGTAGAAGTCCCACACAGAAACATGGCTACACTCTGGTACAGTCTTTACAAGAGGGTCATACTCACCGCCCTCATCCCAGTTAGGATATTCTTTATCTATAGCAAAGGGGCCTTTCATGACACCTGTGCCAAGTAGAGCCATCTCAAATGCCATAGAGCGTAGGTGTGTAGAAGCGCCTGACTCTTGAAGCTGGTCGTGGATCTTCTTCTCCATCTTCTTAGCTGCAATAAGTGAGGGATGGAATGTTACAGTGTTAGGCGTAGTACCATCACCTTCTACAATCTTATCAGATACAGACTCTAGTTTCTCTGAGAGAGGGCCAAGACGCCGTGAAAGATCCATAAGAGTTTCACCAGGCTGTAACTCTGTGTCACCCGTAATCAAGTAAGGCTGTGAAGGCTTGGATTGAGTAGCAACTTTAAGCGAGTCCCCTGCTGCCGTAGCGTTAGGGTCTACGTTGATATGCACAGACTCAGCAACACCATCAGGAAGTACAGAAGGGTTAACAGAGAGTGGGAACTTGTTATTACCAAACAGTACGTCTACGATCTGTCCATACGCTGCAAGTGTCTTGGTCTTAGTAACCTTAACAAACACACGTGACTTTTCTGTATCAGTGAACTGTACATCTTTACCATACAAGCCACGATAGTTGCGGTATGCCTTTAGCCACCGCTCTTCGTCTGCATAGCGAGAGTCTTCTGCACGTTTGTAACGCTCAGCTACAAAAGCAACTACGCTAGATTTGGTTTCAAAGATTTTGTCTTCGCTATCTTCAGCAGCTACGACCTCATCTGTTTCAAACATTTCTTCTTGTTCTGCCATTATCAATACCCGAATTGTGGATCACTAGCTTGAAAACCAGTGCGTTGTTTTGCTGGGTTGTAATCCCATATGCTGCTACGTGGACGTGTCATGATACCATATCTTAAAGCGTCATACAGGTGATCCTCTGCGTGAGTATCAACATCTTCTGGGTTTTTCTTGTCCAGAGGAATACTAGGAATCTGTGCAATAGTGTTTGTGCAGTTATCCATAAACACTAGGCGAGGCTTCTCAGTGAACTCATCTACCTGTAATCGCCTATGTATTTCGTTCTTACCTGCGACACGTGAGCCTCTTGACCTATCAGACGGACGCCAACGGCAACCCTTCATATTCATCTGCTCTGCCAAGCTAGGCCCAGTGTCGCCACGGTTGTGCCATAAAGAACTATCCAGCACCCCGTATCGCATTGTACCATCTTTTGCTTCAGCTTCCAAGATTAAATCTGCTAAGTCAGAAGCTGTAACTTTAGAGACATACATCTCACGGTACACAATTACTTGTTCGTCAGGAGCTACAGCAAACCAGAGAACACCAGTGTAACTACCATAACCGTAATCGCAAGCCCTAAACTTTGCCCAAGAGTCAGGTATCTCGAAGTGCTCCACGACATGTATCTTTCGATCAAACTCTGGAAAAGCTGCACCTTCATTAATATCCCAGTTACCTTCAAGTAACTGTTTACGCTGATGGTCCGGCAGAGAGAGAAGCATCGCTTCATAGTCCCCAGCGTCAGCCAAGTACGGATTATCAAATAGAGAGGCTGGAATAAAGCGGCGCTTAAATAGAGGCTGGCCCTCTTTGCTATGACCTTTAGGAAAGGTAATCGTTTCTGAAGTTTCGATATTAGTTGCCCAGAACGCTTTACCTGCTCGTTCAGGGTCAATAAACATTTTCTTAACCCACGCATGTCCAGATCCTCCTGGGTTTGTTGTTGCTCTCATATATAGGCCTAAGTCTGACGCATGTGCAGAACGTAGGCGTGACCTCATATAATCCCAAGCGTAAGGTGAAGTCCATTGAGTAAGTTCGTCAAATCCAATCCAGTTAAAAGCCTGACCTTGATAGCGTGTGACATCTGTATCCTTATCCAAGTATGACATCCAGAGGCGACCTCCTCTAGGAGAGATCCACTGTGATTTTCTTTCTGACCATTTAATACCCGGTACAGCACGAGGGTATAACTCCTGTGACTTCTGTATTAGTTCCCTTAGTTCTTCTGTTGTGTGACGTACAAGTAGGCCACTAAAGTTAGGATCATTCAACCCGTGTAGCGGATCAGCAAGCATAGCGTAGGATTTACCACCACCAGCTGCACCCCCATAAAGAACCTCACGCTCTGATGCACTAAGGAAGTGCGTCTGTGGGCCAGGGTTAGGCTTGAATACTATGTTCTGAGCTTCTTCTACATTATACTCTGGTGCTTTTACTTCAGCAGGTACAGATGTGGCAACAGGCTCAGCTTTCTTTTCCGATATCTGCGTAGGCTCCGACACCTTGGGTTTCGAGCTTTTCGATTTCTTCAAGGGTTTCTTCGAGCCACTTGGCAAGCTTGCGCTTAATTGCAGCTGCTTTTCTACGTTTCTGCTCAACTTCAACTCTTTTCTTTAGGCCCATATGTGATATATGTCTGCCCGTCTCTTTACTTAACCAGTGTGCTACTGCACGATAACTATACTGCTTAAGGTGTCGCTTTGCAAGTTCTAACGCTTCAAGTTCTAATTCTACAGGTACAAGTAGCTTTGGGTTGTCTTGGTGTTCAGCATATCCAAAAGGTACTTTCTTAGTTACCCTTGCTATGACGTGCCAATCTTTACTGTGTTTACTAACGGGCTTTGGTAACTGCCAGAACCCTAGATCTCTTTGAGGTATTATTCGTTTGAACCTTCTTTTGGTGGCAGATAGAAAACGCCTCCGCCAGATGTTACGTCTACTTTGTCTACCTTACCAAGTCCTGCACGATCAAGCAAGTCCTTTGCTGCTACCATCTTCTCTTTAATACCTAGTTCAGTAGGATCATATAAAGCGCCAACCATAGCCATAGCAGCCTTGGGCGCAGTACGAGCAAAGTAAGTACGTGTCTTCTCGCCAATTTCATCTTTCAACGACTCCACAATAGCTGCTGTGCTGGAAGCAGGGGCGTAGCCTGCAAGCTTCTTAGCTGCAACTACATCTCCGCCAGCCTCATCAAAGAGTACCTCTAAGAAGCGTTGTTGCTGTTCTGTTAATGCTCGTGCCATTAGTACTTCCTTATAGTGGATTATCGGCTAGTTCATCATACGCTTTCCAGATATCGTCTATCTCTGTGTTAAGCGTCTTGAGTGTATCACCTAGTCCGTCTGTAATAGTTGTAGCCTTATCCACTTGGCTACGAAGGTCTAGTAACAGCTTCTGCTGCTCTAGGATCTGTGTCATGTTTGTGCTTAGCTGTGCAAGCTTAGTGTTTAAACCTCGCACATCGTTATCCTGAATGGCCTGCTCTAGCGTTTGGATACGAGAAGTAAGCTTGGCAGCTTTAGCGTCAAAGGATGCAGACTTATCTACGACCTCTGCAATACCAGCCTCAACACCGTAGAAGCGCTGCAGTGTATCGTAAGACCACCACACACCACCTGCAACGGAAGAAAGAACTGGAAGTGCTACTGCAACCATCCAGCCTTTAATGTTGTAACCGCCTACGCTAAACTCAAAGTCCATCATTGTGTTGGCAATGCCCCATACTCATTAATGTATTCACCTGCAGCGTACACGTCAGAAGCGCTCTTCATCTCTGGTGTTAGGTAGCCTTGCCAACCTGTACCAAATCCAGCGTCTGCCCAAGTAATTACAAACTCATCAACAGACTGAGTATACGTAATCGCTGTGTAGCTACCTACTACAAAGTTATTCTGTACTGCATAGCTGTCTATGCTTGCTGTTAGTTCATCGTTATTAGCAGCAGCCATGTAAGCACCTGCCTGTTGAGCATAACCCTCTACAGCAGCTACAGCATCATTGTACTGATCTACTTCTACGGCGTCAATAGAATATTCATCTGTAGCAACCATATCCTGCAGAGCAACTTGCTCAGGCTTAGTATCTGCTTCACTGGCTACAGATGCAACCTCTACTGCAGTCATGATAACAGAAGTAGCAGCAGTGAGGTTATCAACTGCTGTGTTCAAGCTATTCATGTTAGCTGCGTGTTCCTGCATAAACAACTGCTCTGCAGTAGTAGCAACAGCGTAGTCATGCTGAAGTACAAGATCTTTAGCTTGCAAGTAGTTCTGCAACTCATCAGAAGAAATTAAGCCATCCTTCATAGCATCGTCTGTTACAACACCACCGATAGCTGCATAACCTACAGCACCAACTGTACGAACACCACTGTCATTGATACGTGTCTGAATGTCTCCAATACTAGCGATCAGATAGTCAATCTTTTCCTGACCAGTCATTGTATTAGGGTCTACGTTAGCGCTTGCTACTCCTGAAACGCTCACTAATGCTGAGCTTAGG